CACACGGGCTACAAACAGGCGACCGAGTGTTTATAAACTTTACTTCCGGTCTTGGTATTGACGCAGCGTTTGATGTGACAAAACTCACAGCAAATACTTTTACTGTGACAACTGCGTCAACTGCGACAACATCGGGTAATGTCACAATGTATCCGGTAATTTTGTTGGAGGTGGACACCTACAACACTGTAGGCTTGCCAATTTTCATTCCCGGCGAAGGCATTCTTTGCGAGAATGGTATCTTCGTTGGTGTTGGCGGCAGTGTAACCGGAACAATCTATTATGGCTAAGAGTCCAGCATGGCAGAGGAAAGAAGGCAAGTCCGAGAAGGGCGGCTTGAACGCCAAGGGCCGGGCTTCCTACAACAAGGCAAACCCCGGGAAGCCGGGACTGAAGCGTCCTCAACCAGAGGGCGGCAAACGCCGCGACTCTTTCTGCGCCCGTATGGAAGGCATGAAGAAAAAGCTGACCGGAGAGAAGGCCAAGAAAGACCCAAACTCCCGCATCAACAAGAGCCTTCGGGCTTGGAATTGCTGATATGAACGACATCGAATTAACAGATCGCGAAGAAGCCATTGCCCGTAAAGCGGCAAAGATGGCCATTGAAGAAATGTCTGGCGAGTTCTACAAAATGGTTGGTAAGACTGTTGTAGAAAAAGCTTTGATTTGGATCGGCCTGTTGGTTGTTGGGTTTATATTCGGCAAAGGCTGGATCATTAAGGTTTGACATGCCTAGCACTAGCAAAAAGCAACACAATTTCATGGCGGCGATTGCGAACAATCCTGCGTTTGCCAAGAAGGTTGGGATACCGCAAAGCGTTGGAAAAGAATTTACCGACGCTGACAAGGGTAAGAAGTTTCGCTCCGGCGGCGTAAGCCGTGCGGATATTCAGAAGGTGAACAAGCCTAAAACCGAACACGGAAAAACGGCTTTTTTTAAAGAAGGTGGATCTATCATGGCTACAAAAAACAACGGTATTACCAAAGCAAAAATGGGCGCAGTGCGCACAGCGGCTCCTAGCCGTGATGGTTTGGCCACTAAAGGCAAGACCAAAGGCACTATGGTGTCCATGAAGGGCAGCACCCCTCTGGGCATGAAAGCTGGCGGCATGAAGAAAATGAACTACGGCGGCAAAGCCTGCTAAAACCATGATGGCGAGTCGCGGGATGGGGGATATTTCCCCCTCTAAAATGCCCACGGGCAAGCGTAAGGCTCGCCGTGATGACACCGACTTCACCCAATACAAAGAGGGTGGGAAAGTGAATGCGGCGGGCAATTACACTAAGCCAAGTCTTCGCAAGAAGATTGTGTCCCAAGTAAAAGCCGCAGCAACGCAGGGTACTGGTGCAGGTCAGTGGTCGGCGCGTAAAGCTCAGCTAGTTGCCAAGAAGTACAAGGCGGCTGGCGGGGGTTACCGAGATTGAAAGCGCCTCAGAAATCATTGAAGGACTGGGGCGACCAGAAATGGAGAACCAAAAGTGGTAAAAAATCTTCTGACACGGGTGAAAGATACCTTCCAAGCGCTGCGATTAAAAGTCTCAGCCCTGCTGAGTACGCTGCGACGACCAAAGCAAAGCGGGCAGGAAAAGCCGCCGGAAAACAATTCGTAAAGCAACCCAAAACGATTGCAAAGAAAACGGCAGGATTTAGATGACTACTTCAGGACTCACCTCGTTTAACCTCGACCTCAATGATATGGTCGAGGAGGCTTTTGAACGGGCGGGTTCTGAGCTTCGCACGGGTTACGACCTGCGCACAGCGCGTCGTTCACTCAACCTGCTCTTTGCAGACTGGGCGAATCGTGGCGTGAACATGTGGACGTTCGAGCAGAACACCATCACGTTGGTAACAGGCCAGCCCACGTATGCTTTGCCAGACGATACGGTTGACCTGCTTGACCATGTGATCCGAACCAATGCCAACGTAGCCTCAAATCAGGCCGACCTGACGATTACGCGGATCAGCATGCCCACGTATGCCACCATCCCAAATAAATTGACCACAGGCCGTCCTATCCAAGTTTGGGTACAGCGTTTGACCGGTAACTCCAACGCTTTGACAGGCACGGTGCAAGCCACCATCAGTGCGACAGCCACAACAATCCCTGTGACTTCGCTTGTCGGCATACCGACTGCGGGCTTTATCACGATTGGTGGCGAGTTGATTGGTTTTAACGAGACTTCTCCTGCGGATGGTGCTACACCAGCATACCTGTACAACTGCACTCGTGGGCAGGACGGCACAACAGCGGCTACCCACAACACTGGCGCAGCCATGAGTTTGGTTCAGAAGAATAGCATCACTGTGTGGCCAACCCCCAACCCCGGCACGACATATCAGTTTGTGTACTGGCGCATGCGCCGTATTCAAGACTCTGGTGGCGGCACTAAGACCATGGATGTCCCATTCCGTTTTGTGCCTTGCTTGGCCGCTGGCTTGGCTTACTACATTGCGCTTAAAGTCCCAGAGGGACTCCAGCGTTTGGACGTTTTGAAACAACAGTACGACGAGGCTTGGGATCGCGCCGCAGGCGAAGATCAGGAAAAAGCAGCAGTGCGCTTTGTTCCCCGTCAGACGTTCATTGGAAGCGGTACGTAAATGGGCAATCGGTTTGCGTCCGGCAAGAACTCCATTGCGACGTGTGATCGTTGTGGGTTTCAGTTCAAGCTGACTGAGTTACGCAAAGAAATTATTAAGACCAAGAATTACAATCTCTTGGTTTGCAAGATTTGTTGGGATCCTGACCAGCCGCAGTTGCAGTTGGGCATGTACCCCGTAAGTGATCCACAGGGCATACGCGATCCCCGCCCTGACACAAGTTATGTCCAGTCTGGTAATACAGGCTTGCAGATTGAGTTGACCAACAGCACTAATGTTAATGCTGCTGGTTTACCGTCTGGGGGATCACGAGACATTCAATGGGGTTGGAACCCTGTGGGTGGGGCTAGGTTTTTTGATACGGCACTGACACCAAACTACTTGTTGTTAGGCGTACAAATTGGTACAGTAACGATACAGATAGGAGCCTGAAATGGACAAGAAAGATTTAGCGCAAGACAAAAAGATGATTAAGTCTGCTGTTGGCAAGCATGAAAAAAACATGCACCCCGGCAAAACCCCAACCAAGCTTAAAGCTGGCGGTAAAACCAACAGCGATATGCTTAAGTATGGCCGCAACATGGCCAAGGTAATGAACCAGCGTTCTGTTGGTCGCGGAGGCTAAGATGGCTACATACAAGCAACCTAAAAAAGAACCAACCGTTATTGTTGGTGAGATGCCTGTCAAGCAAGCTTTGAAAGCCAACATGTCGTTGGCCAATGAGCGTAGCAACCCCTACCCCGGCACTAAAACGTCTGGCATAAAGATTCGCGGCACAGGTGCGGCGACTAAAGGTGTGATGGCCCGAGGCCCAATGGCATGAATTACACTGCACTCAGCAACGCTATTCAGGCGTACACGGAGAATACCGAAGCGAACTTTATCGCTGAGATACCCGTGTTCGTTCAGCAAGCTGAGCAGCGTATTTACAACTCGATGCAGTTTCCATCCATTCGCAAGAATGTGACGGGCTCGACGTCTGCCAACAACAAGTACTTGGGATGCCCCAACGACTTTTTGGCGGTGTACTCCATAGCAGTTATTGACGCCACAGGCGCGTACGAGTACTTGTTAAACAAAGACGTTAACTTTATTCGCCAGTCGTACCCAGTGCCTACAGATACGGGTTTACCCCGATACTATGCATTGTTTGGTTCGCAGAGTAACGACGTCAACGAGTTGACTTTCATTCTTGGCCCAACCCCCGACGCTACATACGGTGTTGAGTTGCACTATTACTATTACCCAGAGTCTATTGTGACTGCTGGTACAACATGGCTTGGTGATAACTTTGACTCTGTGCTTTTGTATGGCTCTTTGGTTGAGGCTTACACCTACATGAAGGGTGAGGCGGACATAATGTCTCTGTACAACCAGAAGTTCATGGAAGCTCTTGCTCTAGCAAAACGTTTGGCAGATGGTATGGAGCGTCAAGACGCGTATCGTTCTGGACAGTTCCGACAAAAGGTGACTTGATATGTCAATCGCACAAACAGCAACCACAAGTTTTAAAGTTCAACTGCTCCAAGCAGTCCACAACTTTGGCCCCACATCCCCCAACACTTTTAAGATCGCTTTGTTTACAGGCGCAGCAAATCTTAGTGCAAGCACTACCGCCTACACAGTGGGCATGACGGGTGAAGTGGCTAGTGGCGGCGGTTACACAACCGGCGGGAATACGTTGGTGATTTCCACATCTCCGACTTCTGGCAACAACACTGCGGGTGTCCCCACTGCGTTTATTTCGTTTAACAACACAAGCTGGACAAACGCTACATTTACTTGCCGTGGCGCGTTAATCTATAACGACTCTGTTGCAGGTGACCCGTCAGTTGCAGTTCTGGACTTTGGTGCAGACAAGACTGTAAACAACGACACTTTCCAAATCATCTTCCCAACCCCCGATGCCAACAGCGCCATCGTGCGCATTTCTTAAGGATCTATCATGGAATTCAGTTCAGCAAAAGACCAAGTGACAGCCACTTTAGTCACACGCCCCGGCCTCGGTGAAACCGTTGGTGCTGGTGGTGTTTACTCCGTTACTTGCGTAGGCGCGGATGGCGTTGAAAAGTGGAGTGAGCACTTTCACAATTTGGTGGTTAACCAAGGCTTGGCCAACATGAACGGCGCATACCTTGGCGCTAGTGCACAGACTACAACTTGGTACATTGGTTTGGTCACAGGCCCCGGTTCAGGCACAACGTTTGCCGCTGGTGACACACTAGCTTCTCACGCAGGTTGGACAGAGAATACTGATTACTCAGGCAACCGCAAAGCTGTAACTTTTGGCGCTGCAACTACAGCAAACCCGTCAGTCATCAGCAATTCAGCTTCTCCTTCATCTTTTACAATGACAGGCACAGCGGTTATTGCAGGCGCATTCTTGGCTAGCGTAGCTACTGGCACTTCTGGCGTTCTGTTTTCTGGAGGTGATTTTACTGGCGGCGACAAGTCTGTTGCTTCTGGCGATACCCTGAACGTTACCTACACATTCTCTCTGACAGCGACCTGATAAGGTATGTTTGGAGATGTAGCTTTTGCTCAAGCGCCGTTCGCCTCTCAAGGGGGTAGTACGTTCGCCGTCTCCGTTTCAGAATCAGGTTCAATTGCCGACAGTGTTGATACGCTGTTTACCGCAGGCGGTTTGATTGATGAGAGTGCGTCTGCGCTGGATAGCGTCTCTGTTCTTACTACTTTTGTAGTAACGGCGGCGGAGTCAGTTTCTGGTTTAGACGCAGTCAACACAATCAACAACATATTTAACGTCACAATTCCGGAAACAGCCAGCGGTGTAGATACAGTGTCTGCTTTGGGCACGTACCCCGGGAGCATTGCGGAAACAGTGTCTATCACGGACGTTGTTTCTTCTTTGGGCACATATCCCGGAAGTATTGCGGAAACAGCTAGTGCATTGGATGCTTTTGTAGCCAACTTTATTACGTCGCTTAACATTGCGGAAGCGGCTTCAGGTGTTGACTCTGTTGCAGCCCAAGTTGCGTTTGCTGCGGCTATTACAGAAGGCGTATCTGCCAGTGCCGTAAGTGCGTCACAAGTTAACTTTGTTGCGGCTATTGCTGAAGCTGCTTCTGGAATAGACGTATTTACAACGGCTACAACTTTTGTAGCGTCCGTGGCCGAAGGCGTATCAGCACTAGACGACACTACACGCGGTTTGTCTATTCAAGTTGCAATTTCCGAAGCAGCTTCTGCGGTTGATGCAGTTAGCACACAGGTTGTGTTTGCTGGTTCTATTGCTGAGTTTGCCGCTGCGTTAGATTCTGTCAGCGTGCTAAAAACTGTAAATGCAAACGTGACGGGCATCCAGCTTCTTGTTTCTATTGGCGACGTACTTGTTTGGGCAGTAATAGATGACAGCCAGAACGCAAACTGGCAAAATATCAATGACGCTCAAAACCCCGGTTGGACTAACCTACCGTCGTAAGGATTAAAAATGGCTTTAGTTTTAAAAGATCGGGTCAAAGAAACCTCTACCACTGCTGGTACAGGCACACTGACACTTGCTGGGGCGGTATCAGGGTTTCAATCTTTTGCCGCTGTAGGTAATGGCAATACAACGTACTACGCCATTGCAGACTCGATCACAGGTGATTGGGAAGTAGGTATTGGTACGTACACTTCTTCTGGCACAACGCTGTCCCGTACAACGGTTTTGTCATCAAGCAACGGCGGTGCTTTGGTGTCTTTTGCCGCCAACCCAAAAGACGTGTTTGTCACGTACCCATCCGAGAAGTCTGTCTATGAAGATGCTGCCGGCGTGGTGGTTCAGCAGTCGTTTGGCGCGATTACAGCTACCTCTGCCGCACTGACTACAGGCACAATTACCACGGCTCCTGTTAACAACACAGACATTGTTAATAAAGAATACGCTGACGCGATTGCATCGGGTATCCACTTTCACGAAGCTGTGAATTTGGCAACTACCGCAGCACTGCCAGCAAACACATACAACAACGGAGCTTCTGGCGTAGGGGCAACTCTTACAGCCAACGCCAATGGCGCGTTGTCTGTGGATTCAACGCTTACTATTGTTTCAGAAAGAATCTTAGTTAAGAACGAGGCAGCGGGTGCAAATAACGGCGTGTACACCGTAACGCAAGTTGGCTCCGCCGGGACGCCATACATCCTTACCCGCGCTACAGACTTTGATTCTGTTGGAACTGGAGTTGACCAGATTGACGAGGGTGACTTCTTCTTGGTAACTAGCGGCACGGCCAACGTCAATACCGCTTGGGTGCAGCAGACTCCTCCCCCCATCACAATTGGCACAACAGCAATTGTGTTTCAACAGTTCTCCGCGCCGATTACCTACACGGCTGGCACAGGACTGAGTGAGTCTCCAACCTACACATTTAACATTGCTACCACGGGCGTAACCGCTACTACATACGGCTCCGCTTCTCAAGTCCCAGTGTTTGCGGTCAATGCGCAAGGTCAACTGACTTCTGTAACCAACACAGCGATTGCAATCAATGGCTCGGCGGTTTCAGGCAACATCACAGGTTCTGCCGGTTCAGTGGCTAACGCCTTGACACTTGGCACATACTTGACCGGCACAAGCTACAACGGCTCTGCTGCGGTAACGGCTGCGGTGGATGCTACGTCAGCTAATACAGCTTCTAAGGTAGTGGCTCGTGATGCTTCTGGAAACTTTGTTGCTGGAACAATTACGGCAGCTTTATCTGGTAATGCTACTACAGCCACCACAGCAACAAACACTGCGGGCGGTGCGGCCAATCAGATTTCCTACAACACAGCGGCAGGGACAACGGCTTATATTGTTGCTCCTACAACAGCCGGTACGTTTTTAAACTGGACGGGTTCTGCGTTTGCTTACTCTGCAATCTCTACGCCTTCTTCCGCTACGTTTAATAACGGTGGCGCAGGCGATGCTTCTGGTACAACCTTCAACGGTTCTGTTGCACGGACAATCTCATACAACACTGTTGGCGCTTCGCCTTTGGCTGGTTCTACAAGTTTGACCACCACAGGTACGGTTACTACAGGTACATGGTCAGGATTGTTTGGTGCTGTGACTGGCGT